TTGGGGGTGCGTTTCGGTTGATTCACACCCTTTAGCCCGTGTTTTTTCAGCAGCGCAGCTCTTCTACTCTCGTGTGCCATATCAAACCTACAAAATATCGCCGCGAAGCCGCTTCAATGTGGCATCAGGTAGCGAATTGAACTCATCTTCAGTCATTGAAGAGATGTCTAGGGGCTTTTCACCACGGTTAGCGGAGCTTTCTCCAGGCAATTCTGGCGGTTGGGCCTCCGCTGCCTTCAGTTTGCTGGCTACTTGGCGACGTTTCTTCGTAACTTCGTCTACATTCTTAGCTGCAGGTGCAGTATCTGCGCCCAAAGTGGACGTAGTGGCCGCCGGTTCGACAAGATCGTAGCTCTTGACCACAAAATTAGCCGCTTTGCCTAGCGCTTCTACTGCCCCAAAGCCCTGAGTGATGAACGCATCACGCAGATCTATGACTTCTTGCGTGTATTCCGCGTTGTAAGCCTCAGAATTCTGGTCAAAGACGGGGAAATTAGCCTCCAACTCGTTGGCAGCGCTCTGCAAAGCAGTCGCTTGCTGGTTCTGAGCTACCGTCTGCGACATTTCTTGACGCATTTCGTACGCGATCTGCTCTTTTTCGGCTTTGCGCATAGCATTTCGAAGCGCTGCAGCCTTATCTGCCTCGCCATCGAGCACCAATTGCTGATATTCCAGCTCTTTAGCGTCGAAGTCGTACTCTTCGGGGGCATTTTCGGCCACTTCTTGGGCCGCTTTCATGTCATCCAGCTGTTTCTGCAGCGCTTTTTGCTTCGCTAACACTTCATCTAAGCGAGATTTAGGCACCATTGGCTTTTTACGCGTCGATTCGGGCTCAACTTCAGGCTCTTCGTCGACAATCTCAGTGTCATCGTCAAGATCTTCGTCTTCGGCCTCGGCAACCTGCTCTAATTCCGGCTCCTCGACCTCTTCATCTGCAACTTCAGCTTCCTCCGCAACCGCTTCTGTCTCTTCGACAGCGTCTTCCACCACTTCTTCAGCGGATTCTGCCTCATTTCCTTCTTCTCCCAAGCCGAAATTAAGGTCTAGGGCCTCTTGAACGGGCTCTGGAGCATCAGCCCCAGGCAAAGTGGTCGCTACCGCAGTATCTTCTTGATCAGACATGTCAAATTCCTATTGATTTGGGGTGTTTTTCGCGCCGGTTTGCATGGCCGTGGCGGCAATACGAGCGGCGGCTTGGGTTTGTTGCTGATTTGTCCTGACTTGGTTAGTCAGATCAGCCAACTCTCGACGAAGCTGCAGTTCTTGCATCTTCATTTCGATCTTTCCTTGCAGTTCAGCTACCTGAATATCCGGTGCAGCCTGCGTGGTCTGGGCCTTCGCGATATTTACAGCGGCCTCGGAGCCAAGTTTCTGCACTTCGGCCTCTAATTTCGCCAGTTCGAGCTGGGCTTCCTGCATTTGCATCTGTTGAACCATCATCGCGGCTTCCATTTGCTCTGGTGTCTTCTCAATTCCGGTCAACATACGGATCCGCTTCGCAAGCTCGCCCTTCTTGGCCAGATGTGAGTACTCAATGATCGCGTCGTCTGGGATAGCCACGCCGACTTGACGCAGATTTAGCGCTTCTGCGAACTGCACCTCGTCAAACGAGTCACGAGCCGGTGCCGTAGACACCACAACGTCGTATTCACCAAGCGTCAGGTCGTCAATCACCTGCCCTTCTGGTGTTACCTCGTTAATTACCATCGCTTCACGCGGCTTCATCGGATCGGCGTCGTTTGTCACCTGAATAACTCGCGTCTCGGTATAGAAGGTTTGCACCAACTCCAAGACCTTTTCCGCCAAGTAGTGGCGGGTCTTTCGCAAGTTATCTAGCGGTACCTGAATCATGATCGCGCCACGATTCTGCTTGGCTCGGATGGCGATACCCGAAACCTCGGCACTGTCTGTACCTAACATTGACTCGTTAATGCCACTGATCGCTTGGATATTTGCCGCAGCTTTCTGCCCGATACGGTCTAAACCAGTTGGAATTGAGTTCGCTTGGATCTTCGCTGGCGGATTTGTGCCACGAGCGTACTCAATAACCAGACCCGTCTCGGCACCATGCTCTTCCAAGTCGTCTGGCGTCATACCAACAAGCGATCCGCTCTCTACCATCCAGCCACTGTTGGCGGTGGTGTTAACAATGTGCAGCTCTTGCGAACTGATCTTGTTGAGCTGCTCCTGTGGTGACAGCAGATTACGCACCATGCCAAACGGACGGCCACGGCGGAAATACGCAAAGTACGGAACAATCGTGAAACCGGTGTAAGGTGACCAGTCATCGTGCAATACGACCTTGTCACAGGTAACTGTCCAGCGAACCTTCTTCTGGATCTTGCTGATGATCTCTAGGCCGTACTTCTTACCGAACGCTTTGATCTTTCGGTCGTTCCAAGCCTCTGGTACCGGTCGCTGGTCACCCGTTTCTGGGTCGACATAGCACTGAACACGGGTAACGCGTTTGTGCTGACGCTCGATGACGCGCAGTGCTTTCACATTGCGGTACTCATCCTCGTCATATCCAGCCGCGCCTAAGTAATCGTCAGTCGACTCGGTGTCACCATAGCGGGTCTCTTCGTACTCGACCGAGTCACGGCCAAATGTATTGCCGTTCTCAGCAATAAACTGCAGCTCTTCCGCCTTCTTAGACCCATACATCTCCTCGATCTCGTCCAAGGTCATCCACTTGGTCTCAAAGATCTCGTTCCATGTCTTGGGGTCATACTCCTTGGCGTCTGGATCAATCAGAATGTCCAAAGGATCCTTCGCAGTGATGCGGATCTCACCCTCAACGTGATCGCTAAAGTCCATGCGAACGTCAAAGTATCCGCGACCGTCCATGATCAGACCGTCACTAAACACCTGCTGCTCTACCCAATCGAGCTTGTTGTTGTCAGCAATCTGCATGTACAACTTATTCAGCACCTGAGCGACGTCCTCGCTACCCGCACGGCGCGGCTTGAACTGAATATCAGCGCGACGGGTGGACTGCTCGCCCAACACGGTGTTGATCGTCGGCAGAATCGTATTAATAGTCAGAGCAGGTCGGCCTTCGGCATCGAGCATGGATACATCGTCCATATCCCACTGCTCACCCTGATAGAACGCATCACACTTCTTAGCCATGTGAATGTATTCAAGATGTCCGTTGTCCCGAGCACGCACATAGCGGTCGTATTGTGTGCTCGCTATTTCCATCTCCTCTGCGGGAGACAGTGATTTCATTTTCTTGTGGTGCGCCATCGTTAGGAACTCATCGCTGATTTAGTTTCTGTTTGGGTGTTTCACCTAAACGTGGGGGTTGGTAGTTGAACTCTTTCCGTAGTACTTCGAACTTGCGCCGAAGACCTGGCCCCATGCGGGTCAGAACACCCGACTCTCGGTTCCAGTTCTTCATCGTGGGTATATCTTTGTCTCCCGCTAAGATGTACCCACCTATCACTTGGTCAAAGCGAGATATGTTATGCCAGTCATCAAACGACCTCTTCTCTCTGCGCCCTTCCGGCACATAGTCCCCGTTTTCATCCGGCTTTTTGCCCGTAACAACGTCATAGGAATGGCGAGCGCTTGCCATGTACTTTGGGTCGTTCATCGCCGTATCCATAAGATCTTTATGTAGCTCCGGCTCTTTTAACTTCAGCAAATGTAGCGCTTCGGCCTTGATCATTTTCTGCTTGGCTTGGCCTTGATAAAAATCGTCGTTCACAAAGATTACGGGCTTACCCGTAGGGGAATCGTCCCCCCACTTAGTCTCAGAATTACCCTCGGTATACGGGCGTATCTCTACATCTTTGAGCAACCGGTCGAATAAATTAGACATCGTTAGGAACTCATCGCCGATTTAGATCTAGGGGTAGCTGTTAAGTAATCGAGCCGGTCTCGCCAAGAAGGAGCCTTGTAAATGGGGGTCTGATAGCTGGCGAACTCGGTCATCATCAAACCAAGCCATGCCAACGCATCAACTTGGTCGTCGTGGACACCGTTGGGGAAACGCAACATCTCAGCCACTAACGGGCCGGTGAACACTTCGTCCTTGGGAAACCACACCATGCCCTGCTGCATCCGGCCTTGAATGGCGCGGGCTCGGGCTTCTTTATCGCGACGTCCTGTCTTCAGGTCTTTGATAAATGCTTCATACAGACCGCGCTCTCGGATCCGTTTCTCTAGGAACGGGCCCAACGCCATCTCGATATGACCTTTCTCAATGCCGATCATCGAGGGCTTCCACTCTTCGTAAAGATCTAGGATCCGCTCGACAATCTCAAAGCCGTCAAAGCGTCCGCGTACAACGTCCACAATGAACAACTCGTCAAATTCGTTTACGCCAATAACCATGCCGACCGAATAGTCGTTACGGTCGTTTTTACCAATGGCTAAGTCCCACGCGCAGTAGTACCGCATGGCGTCAAAGTCGACGTCATCGGCTTCGTAGTACTGGATCATGTCGCGGGTAAAGTAGTCACCGTCATCTGCGACGGGATTCTGCTGATACAAAGCTGACCAATCTCTAGGGCCTACGGCCTTTCGTATACGGTCTAGTGATACAACGTCGTAACGCTCTGGGTGCAGGGCATCACCAGAGTCGCGGAACTCTTCGTCTTCTTCAGCAATCGCGGGGTAACGGACAACCTCCCAGTCGTCTCCACCCTCGGTGGTGGCTTTTAGTAGACGGCCCGCGAGGTCATCGTCATGCCACCGAGTAAGAATGACCAGTACACCACCGCCAGGAGCAAGCCTTGTATACGCCGTCGACGTATACCAGTCCCAGTTAGCATCACGATTATTTTGGCTCTCAGCATCTTCTCTGTTCTTTACCGGATCATCAATTACTAGGATGTGTGCGCCCTTACCAGTGATACCACCACCCACACCAGCAGCGACAAAGCCACCGCCGCTAGTAGTGAGCCAAGCCTCGGCTGACTGAGATTCTGGATCAAGGCGCGTATCGAAGGCCGTTTTGTAACTAGGCTCTCTAAGTAGTCCACGAACTTTTCGACTGAATCCCATAGCAAGCGAACCCGAGTACGAACATGAAATAAACTCGTGTTGAGGGTTCCTGCCAAGGTGCCAAGCCGGAAACGCAATCGACGCCAAAGTTGATTTGCCGTGTCGCGGAGGTAAGAAAAGCATAAGTCTAGGCGACTCTTTCGCCACAACCTTCCTACTAAATTCTTCAAGTCTTCTACAAACATCTTTATGCACCCATCCTGCTTGGTAATCGGGGCTGAACCGCTCAACGAACGGTAACAACCGCTTTCGAGTCAGGAACCGTAGTGCTAGCTCGGCTCTTGCTTTGTCTTCAACCGATTGCGCCTCTGTTACTTCTTCTTCTACAGGCGCAGTGGCAGCCGGTATCGACTCCACCTCGTCGGCCTTGCAGTAAACACAAAATCCATCTCGCCCTGAGTACAGGGTCTCGGGGTGCAGGTTCTTGCACCGTTTACATTCCTGCATTGGAATGTCAGTCATCGGCTTGTGGCTCCAGATACGACGTATCCTTGCCCGCAATCTTCAACAGATCTTCGTCCGACATACGCTCCAACTGCTTGGGCGTAGCGTCTATGTTGATATTTACCTGCGTCGCGTTGTCTGGGGTACTTAGCCCATGCAACTTGACCAGACTGTCCACGGTATTCTTCATCTCAGTCGCAGTAGCCGACGCCTGATACGCGTCCATGTACATCACGTGGGCGTTTGCGGCGGTGAACTTCACTTCTTCACGCATCTGCTCGCGGAAATACGCCAACGCCTTGGCAACATTGGGCCGTTTGACCGTGTCATACACAGCATTGGCGCTGGTATACCCCGCACCACGGCCTGCCGCAGCAAGCGTCATCCCACTAAGAACAAGCATGACTAACTTCTCTTGCTGAACAGTAAGCTCTCCCATCTCCAAACCCATGTAGGGCATATGAGATTCGAACTCAGCTACATCAGTGATAGGTTCTTGCGGCTGTTTGCTCAGCGATTTCTCCACTAAGATCCTCGTCTAAAAATACGAATAGCGGGGCATAGTCTGCGAACCCCTCTTCGGTAAGATTTTCCAGTACGTCATCGACCGAAAACTGTGTTTCGACCAAACGTGCGTCATAGACCAGCACCTCTTCCCCCGTAGGGCCGATACCAGTGCCAAGAAGCGCGTGTTCCATACCTTCAATGGATATCATTTTGACCTTGGACATTGGCGAATAGTACTAGTTGTACTATTTAGTCACAAGACTTTTCATAGACGCTCTTGATCCAGAAATAAAACTCTCCCTCGTCCATTTTGTGCTTCATTATATTCACCGCATAACAGACCAAACGGATGTTATCGATGGTGTAGCCGATACGGGGGTTTATACGGTCGATACTGGCGTTGAAGTCTTTGTGGCCCGAACCGTCACGGTGGTGTGTCATCACTAATCCAGTTGCTACGCACCTACCATTCTGGGCTTCCCACAGGTCTACAAGATCATCAACAGTAATTTCCCATGTGAAGCCCGCTTTAACGCGGACATGCTTGGAACTGGAGTGCAGTTTAGTCAGAAATGCGCGGTAGTTAGAGCTGCCGTGCTCACGAGCATGGATCTGGGTACAGGTTTTACACTTTGTTCGTGGTTTGGTACCGGAGACAAGCCTGTCGGTATAAAACCGGTCGAGGGTCAGCTGCTGTTTGCACACTCTGCAGTAATAAAGATTCTCATCGTTGTCGGCGGTCATACGTGCCTTGGTCAGTGGCCGGTTGCATATAGTACATAAACTACTGTTTTTTCTGCTGAAAAATTTTTTTGAAAATTTATTTCAGAATCGCTCACACACTATCTCCCCCTCGCGCATACAGACCCACCCTTCCCCCGATTTCCATATTGGAACCTTGTTTGCGTTTGGCCTACCGGAACCTTGTCGTGGTACCCCCCTTTACACCTGCCACTAGCGTGTCAGCTGGTCAGTGTCACTTGTGAATCAATCAAGGAGACGAAGATGAAACTCAAAGACGCTATGGCAAACCTCAAGAGCCTAACTGACCACGAGCTGCTGGCCCTAAGAAAGCAGACCCATGCAATGTCATGGAGCCTGAAGAAAGCCGGTGCCCTCACCCTGATCCAAGCCGAGATCGAACGCCGAGTCGCCACCCGTGACCCCAAGAGATACGCAGAAGCGTGGGTTGCAGGCCTAGCTATTGGCTGCGTCCTCGGCCTCGGTGTCGAAGCTGCAATCGAAGAAATCATCTAAGGAGAGACTAATGCTTACTAAACAGTACTTACGCTTAATCACCATCGTTATTGGAGAGTGGTTTCTAGTCCTGAGCACCATCATCGCAGAGGTAGCCCTAGTTGCACTGGGTTACTACCTCGTTATCAACGAACAACTGGCCTTTGGCCTAATGTTTATGCTCTCAAGTCTAATTTTCCCGCTCGCGCTGATACAAACAGTGCCCTTCACCCTCGAAAAGAACCATATCAAACGCGACATCTCACGGATCAAGCGCCGCCGCGCCCGCAAGTGTGTGCCATGTGTGCCACGTGCGTGCCACTTGCGTGCCAGCTAGATTTCGCCAAGTGGCACACACCTAAGCCCTTGTTATTACACAGGTTTCCCTTCGAAAAGCGCATTTGCGTGCCATGTGTGCCACCTAAAACACACCTTGTTTTTTTTTATTTCTTCTTTTCACGTTTTTCTTTTTTTTTCTACTAACCCAATTTTAAGTGGCACACATGGCACACATTTGGTTTTTGTATATACATCAATCACTTACGCCATTTTCAAGTGGCACACAATCTGGCACACAGCTGGCACACATTGCTCCAGCTGGCACACATTTGGCCTTTACAGTCCAAATGGTCATAAGCATCTGTGCCTCTTATAACTTTAAGGAATGACAATGACCCCACGAATGATTGTGACCGATATCCGCCCTAAGAACGGCTTTGTTTACGCCCGTGAAGACTTTGGAAGCGCTATCTGGCGTTTCAACAAGCACGTGCCCAACAAGCATCTGTGCAAGTTCGTAGCTGCTGTTCAATGCCAGGGCACGATAGACCCTAGACTCTGGA